TAACGCGGTCTGTTGTGCGCTGGGAGTGGGCAGTGCTCCACCACCGTCACCCACCGCCATATGGGTAATTTTAAGCGGGATACCGAGCGCGGCGGCGCTAGCCAGTTTCGCCGCGCCGATATCCGTCAGCAGGGTGTAAAATTTTGCGCTCATGGGTTCACTCTCATCGTGTCAATAACATGGACCGCGCCGCCCTCATAAGCGGTGCCGCAGGAAATAATGGTTTCGTTGATATACGGGTAGATCGTGATTTCTTCGCCGGTGTAGGTGGCAGCACCCACAAAATACGGGCCGCCTGTCTGCAGGTTGATGGACATACCAACCAGATGACGGCTGCATGGTTTGGCATCACCGATCAGGCGCTCCAGCTCCAGATAGGTTTCTTCTGTTATGCCCTGGTCCTGCACGCCAATATCCAGACGGAACGTCCCCGGCGTTTCGCCGGTCTGCCACCACTCAATGATGCGGATCAGGAAGCCGAACGGCTCCACCACGCGCCGCACAGCGCTGGTTGTTCCCTTGTGCTGATGGATATAAAACGCGTCCTGCACAACGCGGCGCTTGACGCTTTCTGTCCAGCTCTCATCCCAGCGATCAACAGAAAACGCCCAGGCCAGATAAGGCAGGAATCTGATCGGGCAGGTTGCCGGGTTCCACAAATCCCGCAGTGATACCTGCAGATCGGAAATCCCGCTGCAGGTCTGCGCCAGTCGGCGCTCAAGCGGCGACGAACCCGGCGGCAACAGGCTATTCATCAGTGCCCCCGTTGGTGACGCTCCATTCAGTACAGGATGCCGCCTGCGTCTTATCCAGCACCACATCACCCAGCGGGGACGTCAGCTCCACACGCTGGACCCCCTCCACATGCAACGCGGCATAAATGGCGCTGCGGCGGATATCACGTCCCAGCCGCGTCTGACTGGCGATATATTTCTGCAGACTGGCTTTTGCTTCTGCCATCACCGGCTCAGCCTCCGGCCCCGGATAAAGGAATATCGTTGCGTCCACGCTGTACGGAATAATTTCAGCGCTGCGCACCGTCAGGCGGTCTGCCACCGGGCGCACATTCTCACTGTTAAGCGCCTGTTCAACCACTGCCAGCAGGTCAGCCCCTGCCGTCCCATCACCCTCGCGGCTCAGTACGGTAAGCACCACCTCTGCCGGTGCAGGACTGGTTGCGCTGGCATCAGCCACGCGCCCGTCGGCACTTCTGGCGTGGAACTCATAGGCTCCCGTCGGCCCTGCAACGGACAGCCCCTCAAATGCTGCAGGAATGCGCTGGCGTAATGCTTCATCACTTTCCATCACTGCGGCGACCGGCGGCACCGCGTCATTATCTGCAGGGACTACCGTCAGGCGCTTCACGTTGCAGTTGCCTGCCAGTTGCTCAAGGTCATTTCCCATGGAATAGGCCACCATGACCGCCTGCGCAGCCTCATTAATACGCTGGCGCAGCAGGATTTCTCGATAAGTATTCTCCTGCAACAGTTTGGTGACAGGTTCTGACTCCAGCGCTAACGTGCGCATAACGGCATCCTGTTCATCAGCCGGATGGAGGGCCACAAAGGCGGCCTTGCGTTCTGCCAGCAATGCTTCAAAGTCCGGCACGTCCACAATCTGCGGCGGCGGTAGTTGGGAAAGATCAATGACTGCCATTGTCTGCTCCTGTTGATACGGAAAGGGAAACCGGTGCGCCGTTATTGCCGTGTCCGGTAAGTTCAACCACCATAGAGCCGTCAAAATTGCCGTTGATGGTGATGGAGTCCAGCGTAAGGCGCGGTTCCCAGCGGTTCAGCGCCACATAGACCGCAGACATAATCTGCAGGCGCAGCGCCGGGTTCTGCGGCTGGTCAATCAGGGCAGACAGCATGGAGCCATATTCCCGGCGGGCAAGACGGCTGCCCTGCGGCGTCAGCAGAATATCCCGCACCGACTGGCGCAGATGGTCTGTATCTGTGATGGTCTGCCCGTCATTCCTGCTCATACCGATATACAACGTCATACCGGCCCCCCCCGTGTTGTCGCCGCCTTTCAGAACGCCAGTATGCTCATGGTCATCAACCACGATCCCGTTAGAACTCATTGCGCCGCCGCCCTGGGTGACGCCGCCATTGATCACCACCTCGCTGTTAATACGCGTGGTGTCAGCCTCCACCACAAACTCACCTGTTTTGTAGGTGACGCTGTCTGCTGCCTCGATCACCATGGATTTGATGCCCCTGACATGCCATCGTCCGGTGGCGGGTTCATACTCAAACCATCCCCCGTCCGGGTACTCCGTCACGCAACCGTCCACGGAATCCGACGGTGGCGGAAACTGATTGGAGTAGATAGCGGGCAGCACAAAAGCGGTTTCCAGATTGCCGCCCATACTCAGCACCACCACCTGCTCATCCGGCGACGGACACCACCATGTACGGGCACCACCGGCGCGCAGCGTCAGCCAGTTAATCCAGTTGGTTTCAAGCTCGCCCACCTTCACCCGGCACAGCCAGTTTTCCCGGTCCACTTCGGTCACGGTGCCGGTGCGGATCAGGTTGGTGATAAGGCGCATGATTTCGGTCAGTTGTGCATTCATATCTTTAGCTTGCCATCGCACACATTTGATATGCAGTGTGGTAATTTGTGTCATTAACTACACAATGGTGATGAGGGTTCGTATGCAATCCAAACGAGATCTAAAGGGAGCTATATTTAATACGGAGTTAGATAGCTTTTGTAGGAAGTATTTTTTTAAAAGAAGCATCCCCCTGAGCAATAAGGAAATCAACGAAGCCCCTCAATATTATGAAGAAATAAGACTATCACTATTTGAAAGTTTTACCCTCCACGATGAAGTTAATTTCAAAGTTGATGGCGAGAACATTCCTTTAACCATTTTGATAAATGAAATAGGATTAAGGGGAGTTGAAGAATTAATAGATGATGGAGCACTTAGCTTTACCGTGTGGTCTCCTCTCGTTCTATATATGAATGATAACCAATATGGTGTAGACCCTTTATGCGCGGGCCGTCGAAATGAATCCGTATTTTTCGACCCAGAAGAGTCAATTCATACTGGACTTAATTTCATGAGGACTCCATTAAGAAAAGGGGAAGTTAGAGCTTTAACACGAAAAGTACGTGACCTTTATTTTTCAGTTCCTAAAGGTATGGAGAATGACAGCGTTAGTGTAACAATGTCTGCTCTCGAAAGTGGAAAACTTGAGAGGCTGGGGCTAAGCCTTAAAAATAAAGATAAAAATAATCTTAATGAATCTGAAAAACAGCAATTGATTTCCTGTGCCTCTGATTTATTGGGTTACAAATATCTTATGCAAAAACGCGCTCAGGTTAGCCCAACAAGCAATATAAGCACTCTCCTTGAAGACTCAATGCAAAAAGCCACAAACCTATCTAAAGATGAAATTTTTTCAGCGATTGTTCAATTCGAAAACATGCCTGATATTAAAACATCATTCAGAGATATGGGCATGCCTATGGACGAACTTGTTAAACTCAGAAAAAACAAGAGCACAAAAAAATTCAGAAAATGGATGTCAGATTTAAACGAAATATCATCGCCTATAGATGCCCAAAGATTTTATTCAGAAAGCAATGCTTCTCCACGTGGTTTTTTCGAAACATTCTGGGGTAAGTCCACTAAAAGTGTAACAATGATGATGATTGGTGCTTATGCTGGCTCTTTTGCTGACACTAAAATTGGCACAATGTTTGGTTTGTTCGGTGGGTTAGTCGCTAATAATACAACAGGTTATATCTTAGATATGGCCGATGAATATCTTCTATCAGAGTTAACAAAAGGTTGGACTCCAAAATTATTTATTTCAGAGCTTAAATCACTTAACAATAAGTATTCACTATAAGAATTTGCGACCAGTTTGGATTTATCAAATGCTTAGCCATTTGATAAAGGTTTCTTTTATTAAATCTTCAATATGTCCATTTTTACCCAGCAAGCGACGCGCTGGGTACCGGACCTCCGGGCCATTGCGTCTGACTCGATCACGCAGGCCATAATGGTGAACACAGGCGATGCGCTGGACTTTACCATCAAACTGTACGCTGGCAGAGTCCGCAGTGGCAGCGGTTTTCAGGTATTTAGTGGTACGCAATTTGGCGAACATCTGACGCTTTATGCGCCCCTTTTTACTTCTGGCCGTCACCCGGCGCGCCTCAAAGGCGGTGCCGTCTGGATTGCGCTGCAGCCTGATGTTTTGCTGTTGCGACCGGCGCAGCTCCTGCGCCAGCTGTCGCATCAAACGTTTGCGGGCTGCCGGTTCCAGATTCGCCAGCAGCGCCGCCAGCCAGTCATCCACCCTCTGCAGGTCATCCACGTTTCACCGTCCACATTTCTTCGGGTACGTCGGGTTCCGACACAGCTTCAACGCTCGATACGGTGCCGTCTGTGCTGACAATCACGCGCTCCGTGATCTGCAGATTGAGGCTGATATCACACAGATCGTTGCTCAGGATATCAACGTCAAAGGTAAAAAGTTTTTCGCGCAATTCCGGGTTGTTGATTGCGTCCGGTTGATTGGTCATTAACCAGAGCAGCACGGGCGCAATCACTAAATTCTGGTCGCCGCTGAAATCCTCGATCACCACGTTCAGGGTGTAGCGGTATTCCCATGACATGGAGCTGGCACCGGTTGCCACCAGTGAGCCGTTATCAACGAAAAGGTGCAGCTTGTCCGGGTTGTCGCGGACATAAGCAACCGCTTTATTCAGGGCGCTGCGTAAGGACCGCGGTTTGTTCACTGTCTCGCTCCTGACACGCAATAATCGTGTCCACTTTGTCAGCACAGACCGCCCAGGCAGCCTCGGTTTCATCCAGCACCGCGTTCAGATCGCCGTTACTGCGCGGCGCTGACCTTTCCAGACGGCACTGCGTCACTCTGGGACAGCCATTCACGGTAAGCTGCACCTCCGGCAAGGGCCGGACGTTCGCGCAGCCTGATAATGTCAGCAGGCAAAGGAGCGTCAGCCCAGCGGCGTAAATCCTCGTTTTCACGTTTCAGTTCCTCGATCCGGCGCTGGCGGCTTCGCAGCAGCGCGGTGGTCTGTTCCGCTGCCGCATAAAGCCGCGTCTGCTCCCGGCTGTTGGTTTCGGTCAGAATGGACAGGCCAATCAACTGACTGTTTTTCTTCGTCAGTTCCTGCGTTTTGCTTTTCAGCGCCTTGCCCTGCGTCTCAATGGTGTGACTGGCATTGTTAAGCCGCCACGACTGCCAGCCCAGCGCCGCAAGTGCCAGCGCCAGCACTACCGCCAGCGCACGCATCAGGCCGCCATCGGCTCATGAAGCTGCGCGCGGGCAATCTGATACAAAACCAACGTCAGCAGGTAAAACACCAGGGTGATCACCCATCCAGAAAACGCCAGGCACAGAACAATAAGCAGCCTGATTACCCATGTACGCACGGGTTTTACGGGGTGCGCCCTGAATTTCAGCAATGCAGCCCTGACCTCATCGCGCGCCCGATCTCCGGCGAACCACCCGACAGCGCACAGCGCAGCAAGCAGCCAGGCAAGGAAGCATGACACCCAGACAGACGCACCAACCAGAACCGGCGCACCGCTGCGCGGATACAGCAGGCTGATAACCAACAGCGCAGCCCATGCCAGCTGGAAAAAAACGCTCATGACTTTCTTTTTCATTCCGTTATGCTCCTTTTAAGCACCAGGCCATTTCCCGCGCGCGGCGGTTGTCCAGCCCCTGATTAAACACACCTTTGACATATACCCAGCGCGGCAGTTGATGGCAGGCATCCGCCCAGCGCCGCTGGTTCAGCAACTTAACCAGCGTGGAGCTGCAGGCGTTGCCGGTGCCCACGTTGAAAGCAAACGACACCACCGCGTCATAGACCTTTTGCGGCACCGGCTGCACCACACATTTGTCCAGCGCCCGCTCCACGCGCAGCACGTTGGTGATAAGTCCCTGCGCTGCCTGCCGCTCCGTGATGGTTTTCCCCGGCACCACACCGGAAGTATTGCCGATCCCGTCAGTCCAGACACCTGCGCTGCACTGATACGGCTGCAGGCGGCATCCCTCGTAATCGGCGATCAGTTTCAGCCCCTCAACAGAGGTATGAAGCGACTGGAAACCGGGCAGCGTGGCGGCGATAGCCAGCACAGCCCCGACAAGGCAGCGCTTAACGATTGAAGGATTCATATTCCCCCAGCGAAATTTTGCCGCCACGTAACAATTTGAAAGACTGGTGTTTGTAGTACCAGTTGATAGCCAGCATCAGCACACCAATCAGTACGCCGCCAACCGTTGACGCATCTTTGAGCGACAGATCGCCCAGCCATGCCAGCAGCACGGCGATGCAGTAAGTGATAAAGGCGCTGATTCGTTCAAGCGTCATAATTCAGTCCCATAGCTGGACGGTCTGCGCTGTGGTTGACACCGTAATGTCCGGCAGCTCCACCTGCAGCCCGTGCGGTAAAAATGGGCCGTACTCAGCCAGCCCCGGATTCGCCTTCAGAACCTGCTCAGTGACACCCTGCGTGCGCCCGTAATGACGCCAGCAAAGCGCGTCCACCGTGTCATACTGATGCGCACGCACTTTCATCAGATAAGCTCCACCGTACAGTGCGGTGCATCCTGCACCCGGCTGATAGCCCAGCGGGCATCACGCCACAGATCGCCGCTGGCCTCCGCCAGCTCCTCCCCTCGCTTCACGCCTGACGCCGTGGCGTCATAGTCCTGATAACGCTCATTGAGCACAGCGCGCGCCCAGCAAAAAACGGCGTTGTGGTAGTGCTGGATACGCTCGCTTTTGCCGTCCAGCATTTCTGCAGGAACCTCAGCAAGTGTCCGCCAGCCCAGCATCTGCTGGCGGTTGCGGAAGTCGTACAGCTCAGCGTTAACCTCAGAAATAGCCGTCAGCACAACCTGCTTTAAACGCGGCTGCGTCACCGTGCCGTCAGTTCGCATCACACTGCGAAATTCCGACAGGTCCACATCAGGCCAGAACGGCGTATTTTTGATGACCTCCGCCTGTTCCGGTGCCTGTTCGGGCGCAACAAACTTCATGCGGCTTTCTCCTGAATAAGTGGGCGGTGGACGGAATTTTGATGTGGCAGTGCCTTTCGCCATCCCGTGCCGCCCGTGCGCGGGGCACGTTCTTTAGCGGCTGTCATTGCGCAGTCTGCGCTCCAGCTGCTGTTTTTCTTTTTTCACACCGCAGCGGGGATCAAGCTGCAGCGCATGGGTAAGGTGATTCAGGGCAGACGCCGGGTTGCTTTCGCTCAGTACAGCGCCGATGGCTTTATGCAGGCGCGCCCGCGACTGGTCCGGCATATCCAGATCGGTTGTCAGGTCCAGCGTCTGCAGAAGCAGATCGGCATCAAAACCGGCAGCAGCAAGCAGAGCGCTTTGCGCCGCGTCTGCCATTTCTTCTGCCAGCACGGTCTGCACGTTACGGTTGCCCAGCGGCATCACCCAGCCATGGCGCAGCGCATGACGCCCGATTTCCAGCGCACCGGCATAATCACCGGCGTCGATACGCCACAACATCACGTACATCAGCACGTCATCCTGCTGCGCGCCTCCGGCAGCCAGCACGCCCTCTGCCCAGGCAGAATATTTCGGCAGCAGCTCCACCTTGATTTCCGCCTTTTTCACCGTGGACTGGATGCCTTTAAGCCTGCGGCGATCTTCTGCCAGTTGCAGCAGCATCAGGTCATAACCCGACGCATGGCGAACACTGCCGCCCTCACGGGCGGCCTGTTCGGCCTGAATGCGCAGGCGGTGCTGCCGTGCGGGACTCAGGCTCATGCGTTACTCTCCGTTTCCTGTTTCTGCTGCAGGCGGGGTGAAATCACCGATTTCGATGTTTTCCACCAGTGCCGCGCAGCGGTAGTCCTCGACCACATACGCCTCGTTGACGGATTCAAAGTTTTCAATCCGGTCGCGTTTCGGGTTGTCGATAACTGAACGGCGGCGGGTGTCTTCCTGCCAGTAGATGGACAGGTTATCCAGACGGGTGATCAGCAGGGCATTTGCCGGGAAGAAAGGCGCGCGTACAGCCTGCAGGCCGCCCATGCGTTTCTGGCTGATGATCAGATCGGCGGCGATTTTCTCGCTGTTGTCCTGCTCTTTGTTGACCAGCGGGAAATACTTGTCAGACAGCAGTTCACGTCCGCAGACAACAACCAGCTCGTCATCATCCTGATACTCCACATCGATCAGCTCGTTGACGGTATCCATCACCACCGCGTCAAGATTTACATACTTACCACCCGGACCGACTTTTACCGGTTCTGCAGTAGTGGTGCCGTCTTCTGCGGTTTTGCTGCCCATGACGTGATCCGGCGCGTCTTCGCGGATTTTCTGCAGCCAGCCTTTATTGACGTCCTGCAGCAGCGGGTTTTCATCACGGTTGGAGGTTTTGGCGCGCTTCACGCCGTTAAAGCCGATCATGATGCGGTCCAGCGCCTGACGCTTGACGATGGCGTTGCGGATACGCACCTGGAAGTCCTGGAATTTCGCCCACAGGTCCAGTTTTGCGTAGGTCAGCACCGTATCAAAGTTGGTCTGCTCGCATTTGTATTCCACGTCTTCCATCAGCGTCGGATCGGTAGGCTCGCGCTCTTTGGTGGTGGTATCGGTGGTTCCGGCAATGGTGCTGCCCACGCCCAGCCCCAGCAACTGCCCGGACTGCTCAGTGACCGGCGTGATGTTAATCAGCGTCAGGAAAGCGGCGGACTGCTGGATCTGGTCTTCCAGCGTCTGCTGCACGGACGGCTCCACGGTGAATTTGCTGGACAGTTCTTCAACCTCCACACCGTTCAGGCGCGCCAGCTGCTGCAGGTAAGCGTTAAAGGCAAAGCGGGTTTTCTTTTTCATCGGGTTTTATGCTCCATCAGCAATTGGTCAGGGTGCCTGCCGGTGCGTCACCGCCCGGCGCGCGCTGGCGGTAATCCTTGCGGCTGTCTTCACGGCTCAGCTGCTGCTGTAACTCGGCAAAGGCGGTCTGCTGTTCCTGCAGGGAGGACTCCAGCACAGAAAGGCGTTCACCGTTTTCAGCCAGGGATTTATCAGTGCGCTCGCTCAGGTTCTGCTGCTCGGTGGCGACCAGTTCCACGGCTTTATGCACGTCTGAGAAACGCGCATCGTCGGTCTGCTCTTTTTTGGTGAACAGCGCGGTGACGCGGGCAAAGAGGGACGGCTTTTCGTCCTGGGCTTCTTCCAGTTCGATCAGCGTTTCAACCGCTTCCGAAAACAGGTTTTCAGGGTTCTGCTTACGGTTTGCCAGCGGGTTATGTGCGGCGCTGGCGCTGAAAGCCAGCATTTCGGTGCCAAGGCTCGCAGGATCGTCTGTCGCACCCAGCCCCACAAGGTAGGCTTTGCCGGTGTCGGCAAACTTCGTGCTGACCTCCATGGAGGTGAAAAGCTTCTGGCCTTTTTTCACCAGTTCCACCAGGGCGTCAGTGGGTTCGATATCGGCATAAAGTGCCATCTTGCCCGCCAGCGGGCCGTCCTGGATTTCTTCTGCAACCAGCCCCGTCACCCTGCCATAGCGGTTAAAAGTGCTCTCCGGCAGATAAGACTTGATGTGCTCAAGGTTAATCAGCGCGGTATAGACCGTCGGGTTATAGCTGGCTGCCATCTGTACCAGCCATTCACGCTGGATCTCGCGCCCGTCAGTGGTGGCACCTTCCACCCCGATACGGAAACGCTTTGCTTTCACTGTCATGAGCCGTGCTCCGTTAGAAATAACTTACTGGAGCCTTATGTTTGCGGTGATGGGGGGAGTGAGACAACGCGCTGTATTTGTACGGTAAACCACACAAACCGCAGCCGGGGAAAGCTGCTATCCAAGGCCGTATGTTTGGGCCATGAACACGACACTGACCCCCGCAGACCTCGATCCCCGTCGGCAGGCCATGCTGCTGTACTTTCAGGGATACCGCGTAGCCCGCATTGCTGAAATGCTGGGCGAAAAAGTTGCAACCGTTCACAGCTGGAAGAAGCGCGACAAGTGGGGCGACTATGGGCCGCTGGATCAGATGCAGCTCACCACCGCCGCACGTTACTGCCAGCTCATCATGAAGGAGCAAAAAGAAGGGAAAGACTTCAAGGAAATTGACCTGCTGGCGCGCCAGTCAGAGCGCCACGCCCGGATTGGCAAATTTAACGATGGCGGGAACGAAGCTGATTTAAACCCGAAAGTTGCCAACCGTAACAAAGGCCCACGCCGTCAGCCTGAAAAGAACGTTTTCACCGACGAGCAGATTGAAAAGCTGGAAGAAGTCTTCCACGCCTCTATGTTCGACTATCAGCGTCACTGGTTTGAAGCAGGGAAAACAAACCGCATCCGCAATCTGCTCAAGTCGCGCCAGATTGGCGCCACGTTTTATTTTGCCCGTGAAGCCCTTATTGATGCCCTGCTGACCGGACGCAACCAGATTTTCCTTTCTGCCAGTAAGGCGCAGGCGCACGTTTTTAAGCAGTACATCATCGACTTTGCCAAAGAAGTTGAGGTGGAGCTGAAAGGCGATCCCATGGTGCTACCCAATGGAGCAGCATTGTACTTCCTCGGCACCAATGCCCGTACGGCGCAGAGCTACCACGGCAACCTGTACCTTGATGAATATTTCTGGATACCGAAATTCCAGGAGCTGCGCAAGGTTGCCTCCGGGATGGCCATTCACAAGAAATGGCGACAAACCTACTTTTCCACGCCGTCCAGCCTGACCCACAGCGCCTATCCGTTCTGGTCCGGCGCACTGTTTAACCGGGGCCGCGCCAAAGCGGACAAGGTGGATATTGACCTGACCCACAGTAACCTTGCGCGCGGCGTGCTCTGCCCTGACGGACAGTATCGCCAGATCGTCACCGTGGAGGATGCTGTACGCGGCGGCTGTAACCTGTTCGACCTCGACCAGCTGTGCATGGAGTACAGCCCGGACGAATACCAGAACCTGCTGATGTGCGAATTTATTGACGATCTGGCGTCAGTATTCCCGCTCAGCGAACTGCAGGCGTGCATGGTGGACAGCTGGGAAGTCTGGACCGATTTTCAGGCGCTGGCGCTGCGCCCGTTTGGCTGGCGCGAAGTCTGGATCGGATACGACCCGGCGAAAGGCACGCAGAACGGTGACAGCGCAGGTTGCGTAGTTATGGCTCCGCCCACTGTACCGGGCGGAAAGTTCCGCATTCTGGAACGTCATCAGTGGCGCGGGATGGACTTCCGTGCCCAGGCGGACGCTATCAAAAAACTAACTCAGCAGTACAACGTGACCTATATCGGCATCGACTCGACCGGCGTCGGGCACGGTGTTTATGAGAACGTAAAAGCGTTCTTTCCCGCTGTCCGGGAGTTTGTCTACAACCCCAACGTCAAAAACGCTCTGGTGCTCAAGGCATACGACATTATCAGCCACCGCCGTCTGGAGTTTGACGCCGGGCACACCGACATAGCGCAGTCCTTTATGGCAATCCGCCGCGCCACCACCGCCAGCGGCAACCGCCCTACCTACGAAGCGAGCCGCAGCGAAGAAGCCAGCCACGCAGATTTGGCCTGGGCAACGATGCACGCACTGTTTAACGAACCGCTGCAGGGCGAATCCGCCAATACCAGCAATATTGTGGAGATTTTTTGATGAGTGAACACGACGCCCTGGCCAGCACCGCACCAGTGCAAGAGGCCGAACAGCAGAAGAATACAACTCACGCCGAAGCGTTCAGCTTTGGCGATCCGATCCCGGTACTGGACCGCCGCGAACTGCTGGACTATGTGGAATGCGTACAGATGGACAGATGGTATGAACCGCCGGTGAGTTTTGACGGGCTGGCACGGACCTATCGCGCCGCTGTGCATCACAGCTCGCCGATTGCCGTCAAACGCAACATTCTGACCAGCACCTTTATCCCACACCCGTTGCTCAGCCAGCAGGCGTTCAGCCGGTTCGTGCAGGACTATCTTGTGTTTGGTAATGCCTATCTGGAGAAACGGACGAACCGGCTGGGCGGCATTCTGTCACTGGAGCCATCGCTGGCGAAATACACCCGCCGCGGGATCGACCTCGACACTTACTGGTTTGTGCAATACGGCATGACCACGCAGCCCTACGAGTTCACCAAAGGCAGCATCTTCCACCTGATGGAGCCGGACTTAAACCAGGAGATTTATGGACTACCAGAATACCTGTCCGCTATCCCTTCCGCCCTTCTGAATGAGTCCGCCACGCTGTTCCGCCGCAAGTACTACATCAACGGCAGCCACGCGGGCTTTATCATGTACATGACCGACGCAGCACAGAACCAGGAGGATGTGAACAATATCCGCCAGGCAATGAAAAGCGCCAAAGGACCGGGTAACTTCCGCAACCTGTTTATGTATTCACCCAACGGTAAAAAGGACGGCATCCAGATCATCCCGTTATCGGAGGTTGCGGCGAAAGATGAGTTTCTGAACATCAAGAACGTCAGCCGCGATGACATGATGGCAGCGCACCGCGTACCGCCTCAGATGATGGGAATAATGCCCAGCAATGTTGGGGGGTTTGGGGATGTGGAGAAGGCTGCCAAGGTTTTTGTTAGAAACGAACTTATTCCGCTACAAAAAAGGTTAGTTGAAATTAACACTTGGCTAAATGAAAAAATAATAACATTCAATGATTACTCATTAAATTAAAAAAAGAGGGGTAAATCACCCCTCTAAAAATCACAAATAACGCTTAACGCGCATTTTATTAATACTCGACTCATCCCCGATTCTTATTAAAGCGTTTTTGGCCTTTTCACCAATACGATTCATTCTATCTGAACCATTGCTATAATTTCCGAATTTAATAGCTGTAGCTATTATTGAGTCACCGCCATCAAGAATAACATCTTTGAATAATTTATAGTAATCGTCTTCTGATGCACTATCCAAAGTGATTTCGTGCCTATCAGACCAGCCATTCTGAGCTGACAATTTTGTGAGCACATCTCCTATAGAATCCTCCATGTTTCTACTAGCGGAATACTCTTTAATCCTTAACAACAACTCAGCATCGGTTACAGGATGAACATTCATGTAAATAGATTGTACATATTCATTAAGGGCATCATTAGCGTAGCTAATAAAGCCATCTATTAACTCCGTTGCTTTAATATTTTCACCAAAATTTCTAAACAATCCGACTACGTTATCTAGTTCATTTGGAGTTACATACTTCATTCCATCGAGCACAGCTTGGTATAACTTTTCAACCACCTCGGTTTGATTATCATCAAATGAATTATGAAAGCACTGCCAAGCTTCAGACAGAGAGCCACGCTTGTTATCACGGATTATTTCATCATTTCTTATGCCAACTTGTATTTGAAAACGATTTGTATCTATATACCCATATTTAACTATATCAATTAGGATTTCATCAAGCTCATTCGTTCTTTGATAACCGTACTTAAGCAAAGTATTACGCCATATTTTATCCTGCCCCTCCTCCTTATCATCATACATATAGATATTTTTTATATTTCTAATATATTCCAACGAGGGTACATCTCCATCTGGAGAAAATGCATAATGACTCCAACAATACAACGTTAATGAATGCGCTACTTCGTTTGAAATTTTCTCAACATCACCATTAAATTTAGGAATCAAAGCTGAGATGAAACGTTCTATTTTTTTAAGTATGCGAATATTTTTAATACCCAGCAAAATGGTATACTTGCTTAATAAGCTATAAAGATTGACATCATTACCATAAGCTATGGAGGCACATTCTTCTGCCGTAGGATTATAAGTCATCTCTCTATCAATGACCTTTTCTTTATAAGTGGAATAATCTCCCATACTATTTGAACCATTGTTAAGTAAAAGAACCACCTTACAATCTTTTTGCTCTTTCAAAAGAGAGACTAATCCTAAGACATCTTTAATCTCTAAGTTTTTACCACGCCTTTCTAAGTCATCTATTACTACGATCATTTTAGTAACAGTCATAAATGACATTGATTCAAGTGTCGAAGCGAAATTTTTTACAACTGGTATTTCTTTTAACAAGCCAGCAGCTTTTCGAGAAAACATTTCTACAATTCCAGTTGCATTGGTTGTAGCTGTTTCTAAATCTGGTTTATTTCCAATATACTCTTTTGCAATTGTATTTTCAAAAATAGAGTACTTTAAAGAATCAAGAGAGTTGATACCAAAGAGAGAGACATAGCTATATCTGTTCAATAAAATATTATCTTTATTCTCTTTCAGAAAGGTATTCCATGTGTACGTTTTCCCTATACCCCACTCACCCTGTATAGCCATTACCTCAGGTTCTGTCGATGAAATAAAATCTGATAACTGTTCCTTAACAAACTCTAATGACATTTGTATTCTCCGAAAAAAGTTAGCCACCATATTGTAGCCTGGATAGTATCAAAGTAACGAGCGCGCGCTCGTATCCCCGCCACGCCTGCCCGCTTTGTGTAGTGGTTTTCATGCAGGTGCATGAAGGGCAGGAAGGCGCGCCAGTATTGGCAGTTCCGTCCCGTTGCGATCCTATTTAGATCATGCGAATCCATGCGCAATTCGGCACTTCTGATGCATATAACCTCTTTAAAGTCCGCTAGCCATCCCGCAAAACCAAAATCTCTAGATATAGTGTTGAACTGCCTTCTCGCATTCAATTTAAAACTGATCCTTATCAACCACTTAGCTATGTGGTTAAATCATACACTCACATCTCAACTTCACTCATGAAGGAAAAACATGGAAGCGAATGATCCTGGCAAGCTGATATGGCATGTTGCCTGTGATGAATCAGGTATAGATGGTCAGCGGTTTTATGGATTTGGCAGCTTATGGATGAAGTATCAAAGGCGTGGCGATTTTGTGCGCATCATTCGAGAGCTTAGGGAAAAGCATAGTTGTAGTGATGAGATCAAATGGCAAAAAGCGAGTTCAAAACGAAACGCAGCTTTTTACCATGAACTACTCGAAACGTTCTTTAAACATCAATGGTTGGCGTTCCATTGCATCGTTGTTGAGAAGTCGAAAGTGGAGAAATCGTTCCATGGTGGAGATTACGACCTTGCCATGCGGAAGCATTTTGGCAAGTTGATTGAAACAAAAATTGGAAATGTCATAAAGGCGCATCCGAACAGAGAATGTGAGTTCCGTGTAGAGGTCGATCCACTACCCTCCCGGTACAAAAAAGCCGATGAGGCATTTGAAGTAATTACTAACCACACTCTGGCAAGGAAGTTCGGGCGCAAAAACATCATCAAAAGCGTTGTCACCAAGGATTCAAAATCCTCAGAACATATTCAAATAGCTGATTTCTTGTTGGGTGCAGTCATGTGTGCCTATCAAGGTAAAGCTACATCTGAGGCTAAACTTGCGGTCGCAAACAAAGTTGCATCTTATCTTGGATGGGATTCACTTATGCATGACACATGGCCATCAGAACGAAAATTTAATATTTGGTTTTTCTTTGATAGGTCAAAAGGCCCAAGAGACATTCTCACTCGCGATGTAAATCTTACGTATGAATTGCCTAAAGCTAAAAAGTAGAGCCGACCTCACAGCCGGCACGGTTGGAGTTCCAGTCAGGGACGAAGTTACCAACTAGGCGGTATCAACTTTCGGGGGGCCGCCTCTAACTCCCCAAAACCTTAAATTCAGTTTATAAAGCATAACGCTAAATTGTGTTAACTTCAACAAAATGTATAAAAATCATGCTATAACACACATTTTCTAGGTAGATTTATTGAGGGAATTAGCTAATGCGTGCTTTCATCTTTCCTTACTCCGTACTCGTTTAGCCTGGTAACCAGATCACTCGTCAGCTCCGACAGCCACGAGATCGCCACCTCCTTGTCGTCATCGCTACAATCTGAGCTGGCGACCAGCCGGGCCATAAGTTCTATCCGTTGCAATGCAAGTGACTCCATGAACAAATCGTTCACAACCCCCTCCCAATATAACTGTTTATATATACAGTACATCATATGTATTTAAAGCTGAAATAGTTTTTTACTCAGCTAACCCTTTGATTAATAGATATCCTGATTCCAGCCTTCTTAGTACCACTGCCGCCATTTATCATCTTCCTGCAGGCGCTGATTTCGGTAGAACAAACGCAGCCCGGCCCCGGACGGAATACTGCCGCCACGCAGAAGCAGATCCACCTCGGTATCGCTCGCATCAAATCCCCTAGACCTCAGTTCAGCATCAAGCTGCTGGCGCTGATGATTGCTAATCTGCTGTTTATACCCTTTCCACCGCTTCGGTTTTACCAGTCTCAACCTGGCTGTCAGCTCCCGGCGTTCCTTCTGCCCCATATTGTGTAGGTAATCCTGCAGTTCCTGCTCATTCATGGTTGTAATATCGGGCAGATCTCCCCCTGTCTGGTTCAAGTTTTCAACAGGGGGACAGTTATTGCCACGAGTCCAAGGGGCGCAAGCGCCCTTGTCGGCTGCCGCCTCCTGAACGTCAACGGCCTTACGAATCTTTTTCCACTTCATCGCGTGCGTGCAAATCTTGCCCTCAACAATCGGGGACCAGATGCCATAGATACGGATACCGTGATCGCCGTAGGCGCTCGGTTCGTCGTTAAGCTCATAAGCCGTGCGGACAAGGTGATGTTTGCGGGGAACCAGTACACCGCCCTGCTTCATGATGTAAGTGGCAAAGCAACCCGCATCTGCAGCTGCCAGTACCGCATCCAGACGCGGGTTATCCAGTACCGGCGCACCCGCTTTGCGTTCGCCCTGCACTCTCGCCGCCTGACCAGCAAGCAAGCGCAGCTCGCGGTATGCCTGACGCCCAGGAATACCAAAGAAACGAAATTGCTGAACACGGTGCAGTGACGCCCAGGCGCTGACATGCTCGGCGCTGTCACGCAGTGATCTGCCGGTTTCTTTGCTGATTTCTTTCGCCAGCCCACGCCCGTCGATGTTCTTACTGATGTATTTGGCGATATAGCTGGTCGGCGTTCCCTTGCGCGGATTGATTAGCTCGGACTTGAAGCGCGGCCCGGTATTGGTACCCAGCTCCTCGCGGTCTTCACGGATGGCAAACTTACGCAGCAGTGCGGTGATGGAACGGCGGTCTTTTTTGCGCATGAAGCACAGAAGATGCCAGTGCACAGTGCCGTCATGGTGCGGCTCTGCAACGCGAACGCCATACCAGCGCAGCCCGGCCTTGTGCATGGCCTTGCGGAAAGCGGCGAACGTATCAACCAGGTAGTCACTGCTCTGCCGGACAGTGGCACTGGTCCACTTCAGATTAGGTCTGCCGTTGTTGAGGGTTGCGTGGAAGCGTGACGGGCAGGTGATGGTATAAAACACCGCGCAGTCTCCGCGCATTTCCGCGATCAGCTCCAGCCCCTTAACACAGGCCATCATTTCATTACGGCGGTGTGCCGGGTTGCTGTTGCTGGCGTTCACCACGTCTTCCATGTCCAGCGTGTCGCCGTCTTCGTTGACCAGCTCATGCGAGCGGACGAACTCCAGCGATTTGCGGCGCTGCTCGCGTTTATGGATCACCGCTTCATAGCTGACATACGGGGACGCTTTCTTGTTGACCAGGCAGACGGCACGCAGCTGCTCCTCCCGCCACTCGCAGCGCATCTGCCACAATTTGCGATACCACCAGTCCGCACACAGCATGCGCGCCAGCGACGGTGGGATCAATTCATAAGGCACCGGCTTGCGGCGACGCTTTTTGCGGCGCAACTTCTCAAAGGCAGGCGGGATGACCTCAAGGCGCATGGCTTCTGCAGCAACCCTTTCCCATGCCTGGCGGATTTCTTCTGGTTTAACATCGTCACTGACAAACAGATCACCGCAGGCCGCATCAAGACACATGCTCATATGTGCCGCAACCAGCGTGGAAAGGCGTTTGACCTGATCCTGATTCATTTCAGGCAGTACCAGCAGCCCCTCCAGCCCGTCCTGGCTCGCCATGAACCGGAAAGACGCAGACACCTGGCTGTCACGCACGCGCTCCAGCCGCTCAAGACACGGTCTGATTGTTTCGCGCAGATAGCGGGAATAAGCTTTAGCCCTGCCCAGGCTATGGAAGTATTTAATTCGCTCCAGCAGAGGCTTGCTGATATGGGCAGGCATGGCGCTTACATCGGCAATAATCACCAAATCGGGATTAACGCGCTGCTGTTCGCGGGCCATTTTTGCATGGCTAATCAGCCGATCCTGCTCTATTTCACGCTGGACAGGATCACGGGATTCATTGAAGAAATAACGTTCCCAAACCTTATCACTCAGCGCCTCACGCCGCAGATGCTCCTGCTCGTTATCCGCAGCGTACAGAGTGATGAGGTTTGAAAGCGCAGACTCCGGCGCAACTTCCGCCGGTTCCAGATACGGGTTAACCGCTCTTTTTGGGGTATTCCACGAATAAAGCCCGGTAGTATTCTCAACACTACCGGGAGGTTCAGTTACAAATGAAGCGGTGAGCCGGCCTGAACTGATATCCGTCACTCGCAGACTCCGGCATAAACACTGCTGCACACCGCCTTATCGTTCATTCCAGCCAACAGATCGAACTGCGCACCACCGCGAGTGGTTAAAGCCCAGTCGCGGTAAGACTCAATGCCATAAGCATCAACGGTGATGACCTCAATACGTTTTTCAGCCCGGCGCGGGTCATGTGTGGACGGAAAGAATGTTGAATTGCCACGGCGCGAACATTCCGCAACCATCCTTTCCCATTCAGCCACTCGACGGATTTCTTCGGGCCAACGCTGGAAAATCTCTGCAAGCTCGGACTTACGGGCATGAATACATGGCATACAACCGACACGGCTGCAGCCCTGCAGATAAAGTGGGTTAGGTTTGATGCCATGGCGTCTGGCAAGGGCGAACACATCTTTATGCAGCCAGTTGAGGATCGGACGATACACATGAAGGCCCGGTGTATCGTCAGCGTCTTCCTCCCACTCAGGCAGCAAAGCACGCGCCGGTGATTCTTGTCCCCGGACACCCTGCCAGCTGATTACTTCGTCGTATTCGTCCAGAGCCGGGACGATCACCTGCGTTCGCACCGGCTCATGTTTCAGCTCAAACGTGCAGAAACGGACCTTTGTTGAAGGAAAACGGCCTTTCCACATGCACAAATCAAGAAACGGATTGCCGGTTGGTTTAAGGATTTCCAGTGCCCGATGGATACGTTCTGCGGCCTCACCTGGCGACATACCGCATTCCTGAACCAGAGAACCGGGCCACTTTTCCGCAATGAATTTACGTTTCCCTTCTATCTGGCGCGTGAAATCAGCTTTTACGCGGATAACCTTGCCCAGTTTTGATTCCAGATAATCCAGATACTCCATCGTCTGCGGGTGCTCATGGCCCGTATCAGCAAAGACAGAAATATGTGGAACATCGTTTTCAATGGCCCTTAGCCACTGCGCAAGACTATCTTTGCCACCTGAAATACTAATGATGTTTATTGTGTTGGCGGCAAAGCAACGCGGATCGATATGATTCACAACTCACCCCCAGTATTATTTTTATTTCTTTTTGGCTGAATCCCATGTCTTTTAAAGCGTTGATAAAAAGTTATTGCATGCCCATACAAAGGCACTGGAGGTACAAATTCAGAAACAGCTATGATTTCGTCTGCAGATTTCCCTTCCCCCATGATTTCCGCAAGGATTGGAAGAACATCTTTCTCATCGACCAAAGAAATAGACATAACTACCCAATTACCACCCGTGATAATGAAATCCCCCACGGGTAATAAGTGAGTCACTTTGGCAAGCGAAACATTGCCCGTAAACTCATCCCTCCATTCACGCAAAAGAATAAAATCACCACATTTAAAATTGCGATCGTTCATTCGCAACTCTGCTTTTTTCTCTCCAGCAATAACTGATGCAAAATGTCCCGGTGCAATTTTTAAGTTATGAATGACGCTCATACAGCACCGCCTACGTAATGTTTGCCTTTCAGCTCCGCAATCTCCTGACAAGTGACACAGCACTGCACACCTGGAATGGCGCGGCGGCGTGCTGGCGGGATCGGCGCATCGCAATCAATGCAGAGAACACGAGAAACGCCCGGCGTTCTGTTGCGGGCGGTGTGGATGTGGCGCTGACGTTCTTCTTCAACGCGCTGCTGTACAAGGTCCATTGAATCAGCCATCAGTGGATCTCCTGCGCTTCGTTCTGAATGTTTTCAGCCGCAATACGAAGCAGTTCCGCCGCTTCAACGTGGTTAAGCTGGCGTGACGTGATATGGCAAGCCAGGCTATCAAGACGGGCTGCCATTGCCGCAGTCCGTGCCCGACGTTCTTCCATCCTTGCATCAGTCAGCATCTGGTTAAGGCCAGCATCATCTGGTCCTGTTTTGGTGATACGGGTTTCAATATTTCGCATTGTTGTTTCTCCTGAATTTGGGCAATAAGAAGCCCGGCGGGTTTACGCCTTTAATTTCGGTTATGGGTTAATTCGGCATGGCTAGCCGATTTGGAAATAAACTCACCACTGTACGGAAATGGTTCATTGCTTTAATCAGCTCCCGCTTTTCGTCAGTCGTCAGCTCACTAACATTGACGCTATGACGTTCCGCCGGAATCTTTGCCATAAAGAATATTGCAGCTAATGCGCGTTTATTCTGCTCATGGTTAATATCCCGTTGGTCCCGCATATCGCTAATAAAGCGCTCCAGTTCTGAATCAATATTTAAGCCAAACACTTTCGCCCTTAATTCCGCGATGTGGTTTAACCCATTAAGGCGGAGGCCAGCGCTTAGCGGAACAGTCGCAGCATCGCCTTCAATAGCCATGGTTTCCCCTGATTTTTAGTGGACAATTCATCCAGCAGCGCATCCTGAGAGCGGCATGGATGCCAGCGCTTGCCATCCTTCCCCATAATCCAGCCATGACCGCAGTGCATTGCAGGACTTTGCTTAACGAGCAGTGATGCAAAAGATGGTTCTTTAGTCAGCATAACCACCTCAGATCAGACCGAACGAAGCGCCCAGGCCCGTCACGGTATCTACCGCGCTTGCCATCGCCGGATTCGCCTGCAAACGCGCATGCAATGAAACTGCAGTGAGTGCCATCAAGCGCGTAACAGAATTGATGCTGTTGATAACATCGCGGCGACCTGCGCTGGTTTTTACATCGCCGGATACTGCGCCAGCAGCTACTCGCCCAATCTCCGCAGTTGCACTCATGACGTAATGCGGCAGGTTCTCTTTTGCTACTTCATTCAATGGCACGCACGGCAGGCAATGGATTTGAGCCAGAAAACCGTCAACCAGCGTTGAGTCCTCTGTGATATCAGTCAGCAGCCAGATCTCCGGCGCGGTGAGCTGATGCGGCTGTTCCGGGTTTAGCTTGTTGCGCAGGGTTTGGACATTCATGCCAGCGCGTTCTGCCAACCTCGCCATGTTATGACGTAAGGCAAAGGCACGGCAGGCATCATCGAAATGCGGGTGTTTGGAAACTCGATAGTCAAACATAGCAAGAGACTCCGATGTATCTCAAAATGGAACTAACTAATAGCGACATTGCAATCAGAAAGCGCATCAACTGTCAGCGCGACGATGTTAATCATCACTTTCTCGCGCTTCTTGTCCTTACGCAGACGGTGGCGAGGCAAACGACCATCAGCGAGCATGTCGTTAATGGTGTCTACAGGCAGTCCTGTTAGCTCGCTGTAGCGTTCAATTGTGACGTGCGGTGTATTCAGAGTGATTGAAATGTTAGGGGTCATGATGCAACATCTCCTATTGGCTTGTGGTGAGCCGGTAGTAATCGTGACAAGTCCCCAAATGGGAACGAAATTGATACTAGGATCGCATAAGAGATATGTCAACATCAAAGTACCCAAATGAGATCAAAATAAATCCCAATCAGGGTGGCAAGGCTGCGATTGAGCGATTGGTCGAGGCATATGGGTTTACAACACGGCAGGCCCTTGCTGACCACTTAGAAGTGTCAAAAAGCACTTTGGCTAATAGATACATGCGAGATACCTTCCCCGCAGATTGGATAATTCAGTGTGCCCTGGAAACAGGCACTTCACTCAATTGGTTAACCACCGGGCAAGGCCTTAAACTAAGTTCTCAAACAGCAACCACCGAAGAGCTCGTGAAGTTTCGTCTGGTTGCGGGAAAAATGGTTGAAGATGGCTCATATGTTTTTGACGCGTCATTTCTTCCCGCGAAGCTTTCTGCCCCGATTGTTGTTCTCGACGGACCTACTACATACATCTGTGAGCAAAAATTTACAGAAGTGCTTGATGGGCACTGGTTGATCAACATTGATGGAACTTATTCTATTAGACTCATCACCAGGTTGCCTAAGGGCATGATTAAAATTTCCACTACAGAAAATAGTTTTGAATGTGCTTTTGCAGATATAGAAGTGATCGCATATGTAAGAAGCACAACTGTTTCAAATTGATATGGTAAAAGGATTTTGAAATGGATTTATTTATTATAGTAGTACTCTTATTAGCATTGCTCTCTCCCATTTTATCCGTCGTACTTTTCAAGAAAAGTAAAAAATATCGAGAGGAAATGAATATTTTAGCCTCCAGTAATAAAACTCTTGGAGGTGAATTAGGTGAAACACAGGAAAAATTAGCCCAGGCTATACGTGAACACGCAGAACTTGAAGGGAAAGCGGCCCCCTTATGGCAGTATCAAGAATTACATGATGCAGTCCTAAATGCTGAAAAGAAGATAAAAACCGCTGACGCCATAGCCAAAGAAAAGATAGAAGAAGCCCAAAAAAAGGCTGCAAGAGCAGTGAACGAAGCCCACCACCAGGCTGAATTAACAATAAGCAACGCCAATAGCGAAGCTGTCGCTATCACCCAAGATGCTCGTGATGCCCGCTTGAAAGCCAAAGAACGACTCGATAACGCGAATAGTAAAGCGGATGAACTGATCTCTAATGCAAATGATAATGCGATGAAAATAATCGCAGATGCTGAGACACGTGCAAAAGAAATTGCGGGGTCCGCATATGAAGCAAAAGAGTTCGCAGAGACCTACCAGGCTGTAGCTAAGTCAATGAAAAATAAAATTGAAGGGTACGGTGATGAATGGATAGTTCCAAACCGAAGTGTTTTGGACGAACTGGCAGATAATTATGAATTTACGGATGCCGGGAAAGAACTGCAAAAAGCCAGGGAGTTAACCAAGTCTCTTATCAAAACAAGCAAAGCTGCAAGCTGTGAGTATGTCGAACCGAACAGACGAAACACCGCAATCAATTTTGTACTAGATGCTTTTAATGGGAAGGTTGATAGCACCCTTTCGAAAATTAAACATAACAATTACGGTAAACTATCCCAAGAAATAAAAGATGCTTTTGAACTTGTGAATTTTAACGGTTCTGCCTTTAGGTCCGCAAAGATCACTGATATCTACTTACAGGCCCGTCTCAACGAGCTTAAATGGGGAGTAGCTGTAAATGAAATTATGCTCGAAGAAAAAGAGGAACAAAGACGAATTAAAGAGCAGTTACGTGAAGAAGAAAAAGCGCGTCGCGAGTATGAAAAAGCGATAAAAGAAGCTGAAAAAGAAGAAAAAGCAATTCAACAGGCCATTGATAAAGCAACTAAAGAACTAATGCTCGCAGGCGAAGAGCAACGTATAGCCCTCGAACAGAAACTGGCTGAGCTGCAAATTAAATACGAAGAAGCTGAAGCTAAAAACCAACGAGCAATTTCGATGGCGCAGCAAACACGCTCAGGTCACGTATATGTGATCAGTAACATCGGCTCCTTTGGAGAAAACGTTTATAAGATTGGGATGACGCGAAGACTTGAACCGCTTGATCGTGTTCGCGAGTTGGGTGATGCCAGCGTGCCTTTCTCATTCGATGTGCATGCAATGATCTACAGTGATGATGCCCCATCACTCGAAAATCATCTCCACAAAGTGTTTAACGATAAGCAAGTGAACAAAGTTAACTCACGCAAAGAGTTCTTCAATGTTGGAATAAAAGACATCAAATCTACTATTCAAGAAATGAGTATTGATGCGCACTGGACGATGTTTGCAGAAGCTAAAGAGTACAGAGAATCTTTAGCCATTGAGAATGAACGCTTAGCTAATGTGGTGAAAAACAAAGAATTGGTAGTTGCTTAATATTTAATAAGACATATCAATTAAATTGTGCCCAATACTGGGCACAATAAAAATAATTTTAATAATACAACTACTATAACGCATTATTTAATTATAATAAAAAAACACCCATCACTTTCTACTCATTTGACTTTTATATTTTTTAGGGCTTATTTTTCTAAGATTCGTATAAAATTCAGTAACATCACTACTGCCTGACTTACTAATTTGGTTTAAAGCTTCTTTACTCGTGACAATTTCCACCATTCTATTATAGCGCTCTCTCATCCAAGAAAATTTCACTCTAAGATCTGCTTTACTGTGATGGCTTGAACCCATTAGACCTTTACGTATTATATTTGCTAAATTATCAATGTAACGTGGAAAATCATTCTCAGGATCATCTAACTCAGACTGAGCCTTAAAGAAATAATCAATGTAATACATACCATCAGAGTCCTGTTCAAGAAGAGAATGCACATAGGCTTCTTCTTGGCTTATAGTGTGCTCTGAGCCTCGATTATTAATACCTGCCTCTATAACTGCATGATCTAATATAACTCTAGGGTACATTGCGGCCTTTGATTCAAGCATATATGCCTCAACAAGAGCTGGGCCAAAGAGATATCTATCTGTATGAATAAATTTTCCCATTGAGACAGCGCCCCTACAAAGCATCCCTCTATCTATAAGTCGCATTATTAACCATTTTATTTCAAGCAACGTATAAAACACTTCACTTGGTCGGTCTATTTCAAAAGAGACCACAACACAATCTGAAAATATTGAAACCTTTTTACCTTGAGATGGTTTAGAATTATAAATATTTAAACTTTCATCTAAATTCCATATATCATATATTTCTTCATATGCTGAGACTACCGCATCTATAGCATCTTCATTATCATTACCATCTTTTCCAAGAGTGCCATCAAGCAATGTTTTAAAACCTAAAATATCAATAAATGCAACAACTCTTTGTTCATATTTCATTTATAACTCTCAGGTAATTAATCATTAACAATTATAAACAGGTATTATTAAACTTAACTTTATATATAATTTGGATTTTAGAGAAGGCGATGTTCAAGACTTTCTCTTGCTATGGATTCTACACTTTGAAAGCTAGAGCTGACAAAAATAATTATATGTTAATCATCAAAATCATCTAAAAGATCCCAAATTTTAGAATGTTGCTACCCAAGACATGTTGGTTTTGTGTTTAACAAACATTGACCACTGTTCAAGCATACAGTTAAATTTAACCCTCAGACATGAGGGCTTTTTTATGGCAGTACGAAAACTCGACACAGGAAAATGGATTTGCGAATGCTACCCTGCTGGGCGCAGCGGGCGGCGTGTACGTAAGCAGTTCACCACCAAAGGTGAAGCATTGGCTTTTGAACGCCACACTATGGATGAAACGGAGGCGAAACCCTGGCTGGGTGAAACGGTAGACCGTCGGACGTTGAAAGATGTCGTTGAACTCTGGTTCAAACTTCACGGCAAGTCCCTTACCGCTGGCGAGCATGTTTACGACAAGCTGCTCTTGATGGTCGATGCACTCGAAAACCCCCTCGCTACAGATCTCAGTTCCAAATTGTTCGCGCATTACCGTGATAAACGCCTAACGGGTGAAATTTACTTCAGCGACAAGTGGAAGAAAGGTGCCAGCCCGGTAACTATCAACCTTGAGCAAAGTTACCTTAGCGGCGTTTTTAGCGAACTGGCCCGTCTAGGTGAGTGGACAGCGCCGAACCCGCTGGAGAACATACGCAAATTCACCATCGCAGAAAAGGAGATGGCATGGCTGACGCATGAACAAATTACAGAGCTTTTGTACGACTGCAACCGCCAAACCCCCCTGCTCGGTCTGGTCGTTAAAATCTGTCTGAGCACCGGAGCACGCTGGCGCGAAGCTGTGAACCTAACCCGTTCTCAGGTTACGAAATACCGGATCACATTCGTCAGGACTAAAGGCAAAAAGAACCGCAGTATCCCGATCAGCACAGAGCTGTACGAGGAGATCATTGCCCTCGACGGTTTCAAGTTCTTTACTGACTGCTACTTCCAGTTTTTATCTGTGATGGATAAGACTTCTATCGTGCTTCCACGCGGTCAGCTGACACACGTTCTGCGCCACACGTTCGCTGCTCACTTTATGATGTCAGGTGGAAACATCCTCGCCTTGCAGAAAATCCTAGGTCATCACGACATTAAAATGACTATGCGCTATGCTCATCTGGCACCAGATCATCTTGAAACTGCCCTGCGTTTCAACCCGTTGGCTACGCTGCCAAGTGGCGACAAAGTGGCGGCAGCAGTTGGCAATGCCCCGTAG